TAGAGCGTCGAAAACATGAAACTGGACTTCCACGGCTAGCCCTTTCTGACAATCGCCCAGATCAGCCCGACGTTAGCGAGCGAGTAGGCAGAGAAGACGAGACACATCGCCCAGTCGCGCTTACGAGCCAACGAGATCGCGGTGACGACGTAGCAGGCCGTTGCGATTAGCAACGCACCCGGACCCATTTACTTCGCCGCGAGGGGCTGCGTCGCCGCAGCGCGGGCGAGGATCGTCCAGACGCCCGTCACTACTGGCCAGAGCTCGGTGATACCGGGCGCTGCGCCGTTCAAGTACGCGATTGCCACTGGCGCCGCAATTTGGGCGATGCCCGCCCAAACCGTCTTGGACTTCAGCGCGCCAGAGGAGAACAAGTTCTTAAGGACGTCCATAAGGTCTCCGTTTTCAATGAGTCGTTCGATCTGTAGAGCTATGCGAATTTTGGCGATCGGTCCCACTAGCGCACGCCCCCGCGCTCGCTAGAGAAGTGATCGGCGTCGGGCTTTGTAAAGTCACCGCCCCAGCGGTTTAGTGGATGCAGCGACTTCCAATAGTCACCAAAAGGGCGGTAGGCGTCGGCGTCACTGCGAAACTCTCCTCCAACAAAGAGGCTAAGATCAGCAGCCAATCCGATGACATGGAGACTGTTGGCAATTCCGGCTCCGCTTTGGGCGTTTTGATCCGCCTGGGCTTGCGACCTTTTAACTTCCTCGATTTCACACTCGTCGCCGCGCGCATAAATGAAGTCGATGAGTTCCGCCAAGTTCTTGGCGAACAGTCGCCGCTGCTCGGAAAGCGTCACAGCCGGATATGTCCGGGCATCGCTGCATTGAGGAAATTCGCCTCTGCGATCGCTTTCACGTTCCCGGCGCGAGCAAGCCGGCCGACGCGGCTCGAATAGGTCAGCTCTTTCGGTAGTTCACGGAACGTCAAGCTGCCGATCGTCCAGTTGTAAAGGACGTCCGCGGGCCAGCCGATCAGGAGCCAGATGTAGACGATCCCGCGTCGATATCCGGTGAGCTTGATCCCTGATGAGGCTTCTACTCTTTCAGCGGTCGCGAGGGCGAAGAAGCCGGTTTCGACGACAAAAGCGACCAGTAGCAGCGCAAGCGCCGCTAAAGCTATGACCTTCATCGGAACTCCCTAGATGTAGGCTCTGCGGGGATACTTGATCGGCTGCGGTTTGTCGCCCGCCGTCTTGGCTCGGTTCATGTGCGCAAACGCGTGCCGGGTTGCGCTCATTAGCGGGAAGCCCTTAAGCGGAACCTGGCCGTCGATGAAGCCGAACCGCTTGTGCTCTTCGAGCCAGTCGGCATTGCCCGGCATCACGTCGAAGGTCTTGAGGCGCATTCGCTCGTCCATGTCCATCACGAGCCGCCGCGCAACCGCCTCGTCCTCGAGGCCGGCGTCTTCCTCGCGGATCATCGCGCAGTCGAGTTCTCGCAGACGTTCGGCAAAGGTGATGGCGGACGTATCCCATGCGATCGGGATCCCGTAGAGCCGCGTTGAGCCCTTGGCGTTGTGTCTACGGAGCTCTGCCGCAATGTCGTTGAACGACACCGTGCGCTGCTGCCAGAGAAACGAGTCGTAGACCGTTACCCGTTTGGCGTGCTTGCCATCGACGCCCAGTAGAACGACCGCGAATGTCTCGCCGTGATTCTCGGCCTGGAAGCCGAAGATGTATTTGAGGTCTGGGGTTGGTTTAGTAGAAAGCGGCCGCAGTCCGGGGGCATAGACCGCGACCTCCTGACTCACGCGCTTGCCCTCACAAGTCGTTCGGTCGGCACGGAGAACACCCGCTGCGCTGCCAGGTTCTCATACGCCATCGCTACCGCCATCGCCAAGGCCACCATGCCGTCGATACGCCCCCTCGAGCGCTTCTTGTCGAGCTTCCGGTTGCCTACTTCGTCCATCTTGACCACCGCGTTGGCGGCGCACATGCGTAGAACCGGGTGATTGCCATGCATGAGCTTTGCGTCGAGTAACAGTGACTCGAGCGTCCGTAGAGCCGGCGTCATCGACTGATAACCCTGGCCGAAGTCGACGAATCGGTCGTCGATCATGCTTTCCGTGAGTCCCGCCCGGATTAACCAAGGGCGCAGGTGCTTCATGTTCCAACGGTCAAACGCTACTTTACGGACGTCCTTGTTCCGAAAGAGGTCCGCAAGGTGAATCGCGACGTCGGAGTAGGCAATCGACTTCCCCGGCGTCGTCTGCACATAGCCGTCCCTGGCAAAGACGTCGTAGGGCACGCGATCCTTGCGCGCCCGCTCCGCTAACTCGTGCTCCGGTAGCCAGAACGTCGGTTTGACGCTCAGCCGGCCGCCCGAGGCAATCGAGACCTCAACCAAAGCCGTCAAATCGTTCGTTTCCGAGAGGTCTAAGCCGCAGTAGACGACGTAGCCCTCTTCGGGCATCGCCCCGTTCTCGCTCCAGACCGTCTGGGTTACGAAGGGCGAGGACGCCTCTACGCGCTGGTTCAGCGTGTAGTTGCGGTAGAGAGCTTCTAGGGCCGGCATGCGCTTGGCCTGCCCCGCTTGGCCCCTGACCTCTTCGGCGTTTAGGAAGTCGCCAAAGGCCGGGTTAGCGGCCCGGATCGCTTCGTCCGAGAAGGGGTCGATGTCCATTGGAGCCGTGTAGAGGCTCACGACGACTCTGGGATCTGCCCCCGCCACGGCATCGTCAATCAGGATCGAGAGCAAGTCCGCGTCCGTAGGCGCTTGCGTCGAGATCACCACCGACATGGGCCGCTCGTGGGCGCCCATGGCGTTCTCGATCGCGGTGTAGAGCTCGGAGCGGGGTCCGCGGACCTGGCCTAGCTCGTCATGCACCGCAAATACGGGTGACTGGCCGTGCGCCGTCGACGCATCGGCCGACAAAGCCCGATAAGTCGTGCCCAGCTCCGGGCAATAGAGCTGCTTCAGCGTGTCCCGAATCATTATCGAGGCGTCGAGGTCCGGGCTCATGCGGACGATCTTCGCCGCGAGCTCGAAGAGCACCGCCGCCTGGTCTCGAGACTGCGCCGTGCTCACCATCTGGCCATTCCTGACCGCTTCAGGACCCGCAAGGTTCGCCAGGAGCAGGAACGCCGCTAGGGTGGTCTTGGCGTTCTTCTTGCCGAAGCTGATGATCGCCTGCCGGGTCCGGTGCGGGTTGTCGTAGATCTTCCGCAGCTCGAGCCGCTGCCAGTCCCTGAGCCGTACCGGCTTCCCGACGTCCCTTCCTTCCGGCACCCTACAGTAGCATTCCACCCAGGCTATAACGCGCTCCGCCCGAGTCATGCAGCTCTGCGCTTCCTACGATTATTGGCTTGCTGTTTGGAAGTGGCCCAACGGCAGTTGGTCGGCTCATAGTTGCCGTTGTTATCGGGAAATCGATCTATCGATGTATTTAAAGGCCGTTCGCCCATGTCGGCGAGGAAGTTTTCGAATGACTTCCATCGCTCGCAAACGCTGATCCCACGGCCGCCGTATCTCGGATAGTCCTTATCTCCGGGATGGGTGCATCGCGACAGCATGCTTCGCCAGGAAGTATACGTTCTCGACCCGCTCCCTCTGGCGTGCCCATGAATAGACGATGACCCAACAATGGCTAAATGAGCCCTCGCAAGGTCGCGCTTGAAGCATCCGCACGAACGCGAGCGACCGGCCACAAGTGCGTCTTTGCGAACAACAACTGTGGTGCCGCAATCGCAGCGACAGAACCATCGTTCGCGGCTGTCGGGCTTAGGCGCTTCCCTGACTGCGACAAGCCGTCCAAACCTATTTCCGTCTAAACTCATGTGATTCAATTGTACCAAGGATGGCTCTTATCTAGAGGCTGTCCGCTCTCGTCACAGCCCGCCAAAAACCCCGCCCCGCCCTTCTCCTGCGACTGCTTTCGGGAGTCGTGGCAGACTTTCGCCATGCTCTGAAGGTTCGAGGGGTCGCAGAACAGCGCGAAATCGCCTCTGTGAGGAACGATGTGATCAACTACGTCGGCCAAGGGGGCGTTCGGCCGCCCGTCGTGGTGCGGGCACTGGCAGAGAGGATGGGCCTTTAGCTGGCGCTCCCGAAGCCCCTTCCATCGGCTCTGCTTCATCCACCCGCCGGCTCGTCGACGGGCGGTGCGATCATCCAGCGTTCAACTCCCACGGCCTACGTCCGCCCCCGTCCGCCTTCCGGGCCGCGGTCTCGGGCGTGTACCGGCTCTGGTTCGTCAGGCGCAGGGAGCGCGTGATCGAGGTCATCTCGTGCGAGACCTTGATCCGGTCGCCCGGCTCCAGATCCTGCGTGTTCGACATGTCCTCGAAGATGCAGTAGTTCGCCAGGAGCCCGTACTGGCTGCTCTTGATGAACCCAGGCCGCTCACAGTCGATCACCCGGTTCCAGAT